GGTGTCTGGTGTATCACTAAAAACAGCGGTATTGCTTGAATTATTTTCAGCAGCTAATACATATCTATATGCATAACTATAATAGTAGTTCATAATGTTTCTACCGCCAGTAGATAAGTTTTTAGCAACTGCAAATTGAGCATAACCGCTTGTTGTTATACTTGCGTTTATACTCATTCTAATGCCATCTTGTAAAACTGGTTTTCCATTACTTAAAATAGTAGAACCAACACTCACAATCTTCGGTTGACTTGATGCAGTCGTTTGCGTTGCATCATTACCGCTACCACTTTGGTCGTACCAAGTAGTAACAAAAGCATCAGTACCCGTTGCAAAGGTTTCTAATGTTGCCGTGTCTAATTCGTTATTTACAAACGCTATATCTTGCTCCGCATTATCCGAAGACCTACGCACCTTGATAGCGTTGCCCGAATAGGTAGAACTCAATTGTCTCAAAGAGTATGCAGCAGCAGCACCCGAATAAGTATCCAAGAGACCAACAAATGGCGTTCCACCTCCTCCTGCTAAATCAGCATATGACTTACCCCAAGAAATGTTATTATCAGTAACCCCACTACCCCAAGCAGTAGACTCATATATCTTTCCCCAATTTATGTTGTTGCTCATTTCTTATTCTTTTTCATGAGGTACTTCTTCAACTTCTGGATGTTTGCCTGTTTAGGCTTATAGGTATTCTTTATAGAACCCATCCTGCAAAATTCTGATTCTTGGTAGGATACATATCATCATTATTATTCTGATTGTACTCTGGATATGTAGCGTTATTGAAACTCATATGATCTACAAATCTCCTAGCATAATGCTCTGCGATATCTCGCTCCTTCTGAACCAAATAATCTAACTCCTCCTTTGTGATATTCGTTCCATTCTCTGAACCCTTCGTATAGATGCCTCCATTTGCTACTTTAAAGTGGATATAAGGCAATATCTCTACCGCAGCATAGTGTACCACCATATCCTGAATATAATCATCTAAGAGCGTCTGATAGTTCGTAGGTATATTTCCTGCTTCAATATCAGTTTTGAACTTCTCAAATAATCTAGTTCCCATGATACCCTGCACATGAATATCCTGAGCGATCTTAATGAATTGAATCATCTGATCACGATCAACATTCCCATTGATCCCTGTTCTCTTTATAACATCAGCAGGGCTGACAAATAGTACCTGTGCCATATTAGTTTAATTTTCCTCTGTTCGGCATATCTATAGGGCGAGTATTCGCAGTATCATAATCCTTAGGATTGATCTTACTCTGTGGTACACCTGCTGCTGCCGCCTGTGAAGGTGCTACTCTCTTATCATTCTCTAATGCCTCTGTCTGACTCTTTGGTAAGAACTTACCTCCTGATCTCTTTCTAGTATAGATCAATCGCTGCCATTTGTGATGGCAATATGCTCCTCCCTTATACTTGAAGATAGAATATGTACTTCTTCCCTTAGGAGCAAACTGACCATTAACTCCAGAGAAACTCATTTGATTGATATCCTCTTTTCTGTATACTTTTCCAGATCCTGATAAGCCAACCATCTCAACGCAGAAAGTTCTGCTATTGCCACTCAATGATCCTGAATATCTGTAACGAATCTTGAACATACCTGCATCGCCTGAAGATCTCTCCTCAGCATCACCATATGAAGAAACTGCTGCCATATTCACAGAAGTGATCGCCTCTACGATCTGATCCTCATTATCTGGATCTAAGACATCATGAACGGCAGTTAATTCCCACTCCTCCTCATTGATATCTTCTCCCTTATCTGCTAGGTATTCCAACCACTCTCTCTCATCCTCTTTCGTGAACTCAGGTTCAGCAGCCATCTTGATTCCTGTTTCCTCTTCTATCGTTTCCTGATCCGTTACATCTTCAACATCTGTAAACTCTAAAGGAGTTAATGTTTTGAAGTATAGACTCAATGAAACATTATTGAAGGCTAGGATCTGATCTATGGCATCTATCACCTGATTCTGCTTAGGTCTGATCACACTATTATCAAACAAGGTGAATGCCGTTTTAATCTCATCAGCATTATTACCTAGACCTGTTTGATCCTTCACACCAAACAACATAGGGCTAGTGATTCTATGACCTACTAGAACCTTCTGTTGTGATTCTCTAGATAGGAACTCATATTGATTATGAGCATCAGATAACTGAACAGGCTCAATAGAAGCAGCAGAATCTGAAGAGTCATTAAAGGAAAGAATGAACTTCCCTGCATTGGATGAACCTCCCCACTTCTGCTTAATCTGAGATTCAATGTTATCTCTCTCCTCCTCTGGAGGAACTCCATTATTGAAGTTCACAATCATTGAAGGAGCAAGTCCGTTCTTGATATTATTGATATGGTAGTTAGCTACCTCACCCTCTAACTCAGCATAAGGTAACGCACCTTGATAATCAACAGGGGAATAATAGTAAGAGCCACTGCGATAAGGTCTGAAGTATAAGATCTCAACTTTATCTCCTTGTGAGCCATAACCAAAAGCAGGAATGCGATCAACACCTTTCTTGCTTCTGACCTCACTCCAATTATAAGCATAGTAATACGCCTCAACTTCTCCCTCTTCATTACACTTCTCTGCTCTAAGAGTCTCCACAGGCATATGATATACCTCAACTATCTTACTCTTATTCTCATTGTAGATCAATTGGAATGCTCCGTTTCCAAGCATATAGTAATCATTGATTACTTTCTTCAATTCTGAATCCTTGATCAACTTTCTTAACTGAAGATATCCCTCTGGATTCTTACCTGAATCTGTAGCATCAATACCATGACCAAAGATCATGTCAATGATCCCAGAAGTTATCGCATTATTCGTAGGAGATCCATTGAATCTATCTATCAAATACTGAAAGTAGTCATTATCATCTCCATACTCTACCCATCCCTTTCTAGCGTTCTCGCTTATAACAGGACTAGTATAGCTAGATAATTGAACAAACTTGAATTGACTATTCTCCATAAATCTTAAACTCGTTATCCATAGTCTCTTCTGTAGTATCCATCTTTGGCTGATATGTTGCTACTGAAGATCCTGAAGGAATAATATACATCTTGTCTTGTGAAAGTAGTTTGATTTTACCCACCTCCCAAATCTTGACAACATAAAAACTCTCCGCCACTAAAGCAGAAACATCATAAGAGAAGGTTAGAACCTTTCTGAAGTCATCATATGATCCAGATATAGCAGTATCTACTTTCTCTACTCTTTGATCCTCAGATACGATCTCTATCTCAAAAGACTCTGTTGTAAAGTCCCTGAGATACATAGTTATCTGTGGAGTTGTATTTTCTTCTACAATAATCATCTAATTATAAAACCCAAAAGATATATAATGGTTATATTTGCCTCGTTCATCTCTCTTAGGTAGCCCTGCTACCAAAAAAGAAGCCCCTCCGTAATGGAAGGGCTTTTTTGATTCTATAAGGATCTGATCTTAGAGATCACTAATCACAGAAGCATCAGCAGTAATCGTAGCATCTACGAAGTTAGCAGGGATCTTCTCCTGAGCATTAAGAGTCAAAGTGTATCCAGAAAGATCACCCATTGCAGCACCTGTTACGATAGTACCACCATTAACCTCAGCACCATAATCTAATCCCATTAGGAACTTGTTGCCGTTGTTATCCTCAACTACTACATGAGGACGAGCATAAGAGATAAGTTTCAACTCATTGTGAGTCTGCTTACTCATCTTCTTGAATGTAAGATTCAATACCTGATCAAAGAAGGTTGTTCCATTCTCACGGCTTGAAGTAATAGTCTGCTCAAAGCTAGAGTTTCCTTTTACTTCAAACTTGAACCAATCTGGAGTACCACCGAATGAATCAATCACATCCGTATCTATTCCATCATAGGTGATCGCACCTAATGTCCCGAAGTCAGCAAAGTAAACGGCAGTAATACCACCTACTACATCCTTACAGGGTTCGTTTCTTCCTTTTGTTAAAGCACACGCCATATTCTATAAGTATAAAAAAAAAGGGCAGACAAGCACTAGCCTACCTGCCCCTTTTAAGTTAATCAATCAACTATTAAGTATAGTAAACGATGTCAGCACCGATACCAATCTGAACACCCGCAGTAAAGCGCATTACTACACGAACATTTTGCGAACCATCAAGATCAGCCATGTCTAGTAATTTCACTTCTTGGTGGTCGCTTAACAAACCTGTACCGAAGAACAAGTTGCTCTTTTGAGCAGCTACCATATCGTTAGTAGGCATACCTGAAGCAACGAACAACTTAACACCATCAAAGGCTAGATCGCCTCCGTTGTACCAAGTAGTACCATTAGAAGCAACACCATTGCCTCCTAAGCCGTTTGCACCGAATCCACCTAAAGCACGAACATAAGCACGAGCGATATGCTGAGATACATAGATGTAAAGATCTTCCTTGCCATACAATGCAGCAGGGATAGCATCAACTACCTTACCCAACTCATCAATAACATTAGCAGCAGTGATAGTAGTACCTACTACATCTACAACATTAGCATCAGCAGCCAATAGAGCAGTAAAGCCATCAAACTCACCTTCGTTAGCATCAGCACCAGACCAGATGTTTGTTTCATTCTTTGCAGCTACTTTAGCAGCAACATAACCGATTAGGTAATCCGATACAAAGTCAGATTTGCACAATTCCAAGTTTACCTGAAGTTCTTTTGGAGTAAGAACTTTCTCAGCCAAAGTAAGTGTAGAAGTATCAGAGAAATCACAAGTTGCATCTTTAGTGATAGCATCCAAGTTCATTGTCTTTAAAACCTCTTTGTACTTGACATTTGGTTTAATAGTAATACCGCCACCTTCAATAGTGTCGGCACTCAATAATGCAGCAGAAACATATTTCCCTGCAAATTCACCAGCATATGTGGTAGTAATTGAAGTGGTTGTAGCCATTTTTCTTCTTTATTAAAATTAGGATAATTTACTCATTACACGAGATAAGGTAGTGGCTCCTGCTTTATTGCTGAACTTTACCATATCTGGTTTCTTGTCTATAGGAGCGGCAGCTACCTTCTTAGCAGCAGGTGCTTCATCTGCACTCATCTCTACCTTCTCCTCTTCTTTAACTTCCTCAGAAGCCATCTCTTCCTCCTTAGGCATCATTGCAGCGATCATTTCTTTGATCTCATCAATAGCAGCACCAAACTCTTCTTTGGTTACATAAGCCATCTCCTGCTCTTCCATAGCTTCCTCTGTTGCTTCTTCTTCCACAACTTCCTCTACTACTTCACCTGCTTCACGAATCTCAGAGATCACACCTTCCTCAACAATAACGAGAATACGACCATCTTCTAATTCATGCTCTCCTACAGGAGCAGCAACTTTCTCCTCATCTTCACCTAGTAAGAATACATTCTCACCTGCCTCAAACGATTCTGCCTCAACTACAACACCTCCTGCGAGTTTCATTGTAGCCATTTCAACTTTTACCTCCTCCTGAACTTCTGGAGTCTCTTGAGGAGTAAGAGCCATTTCAATCTTCTTGAATACTTCTTGTAGATTCATTTCTTTGAACTTTTCTAATTAAACAACTATTTATTAAGATTTTGGGTTATTTTCATAACTGATCCAATTCCTTCAATTTACTCTCTGCCCATCTCTTAGCAGATAATCCACCCCATAACATATATGAGATATATCCACAGGATGTGGTATCTCCCTCATCATAGTATTCCTGCGCTCTACTTAGATAAGAATACATTCTCTTAATAGTCTCAACTGATAGAGGCTGCTTCTGGGCTAATTGCTGCGCTCTGACTTTACCCACTTGAGTAGCACATTTATTCCCTTGCTTCTCATTGAGTTCAATCCCTTTCTTTGCGTTGTTAGAAACTGAATCAGGAT